AATGAATATTTTGATACAAGCAGAATTAAATATACATCCGAAAACGTAACATATGTGCCTGGCGTTAAAACTAGCACGGGGTCGACCCTATCGATTGGTTTAGCTGCTAAATTTAATAATAACGGATATATTGATGTTCCAATCGATGGATATTATGATAGAGATCATGATTATGCAGTTTCATTGTTTATAAGTTCGTCTGCATTTGGTGCTAGCGCTAATCAATTAATATTAGCTAAAGCATCGGGTTCTTCACAAGCACAATATCCATTTAAAATTGAATTAAGTGGTAGTAATAGTATTGTATTTTCTGCTGCAGGAAGCACATCGTTTACAACACAGGTTACTAGTTCAGTGTTATCTGGAGATTGGAATCATGTTGTTTGCCAAAAATCAGGCAGTTTATTAAAAATACATGTTAATGGAACATTGGATAATTCAGTAAACAATTCGTTATTAATAAATACAATGTCTCCGTTTACTGCAAGCGCTAGAATTGATAATACTAGCACAGTAAAAATAGGTGGTTATAAAGGCGGAAGTTCAGGTCTAAGTGCTGTACTAGATGAAATTAGATTCTTTAATAAGTCGCTTACAACTGCTAATGTAAGTGCGTTATCCGACCGTAGCGAGGGTGGTACATTTTTGCAAACAGCAAATGTAGGCAACATATTTAGCAAACATGGCGTAGTTGTAATATCTTCTCCAGATTATCGATATAACGGACTTTTGTCTAGTCCATATACTGCAAGTTATCGTAGTACAGTTACTATACATGAATTGAGTGCTATTGCCCGATTAGATGCCGGAGATTTTAATATGTCGACCAATTTATCATTGACACAAGATGATGATCAAACATATTTTCCATTTGTTAGTGGCAGTGATTTTGCTCCGTATATAACTACAATTGGTTTATATGATGATGCAGGACAACTAGTTGCAATTGGAAAATTAGCGCAGCCAATTAAAAAAAGAAATGATGTTGATATGAATTTTTTGATTCGCATTGACTTGGATACAAATATTGCATTTAAAGGATAACCATGATACGATTAAAATCATTGTTGGAAATAGTAGATACAGATTTAAAGCGTTTATTAGATAAAATTAAAAATAAACAATTTAGATTTATTGGTGCTGGAGATAACGGTCGCGTTTATGAAATAGATGGTGAGGATCGTTGTTTTAAAATTACACAAGAACGAGATGAGTTTGACGTTGCAACGGTAATAGTAAATAGATGGTCTGAATTTACAACGTTTATCCCAATTCATTATGTTGATAAAAAACAACGTATGTACATAATGGCAAACGCGGAAGTGTTGCCTCAAGCGGATAAAATAATGATTGATAAATTCATGAACAAATTTGCTCAATATGCACGTGCAGAAGGTGGGGAAGTTACTATTTTTGAATTTCTAGATAATGATGGCGCAAGAAATGTTAATCAAAAACTAGTTAATTTTTTACGGGCTTTGCAACAAGACATAAACAAAACCGGAATTGAAGATTTAGATTTAGATTTAGATTTTAATTCCAGTAATATCATGTTATGGGATGGTAACATGGTAATGGTTGATTGGTGACACATATTTATATAAAATGGAATAATGATGAGTAAATTATTAGAACAAATAATTCGTAATATATTAACAGAGGATAGTATGGTTTTAGGGATAGAACCATTACAAGCTGAGGATTTAACTTTTATTAATTCGCAAATTCGAACGCCGTTAGGAATTGCGTCAAAGGACATGAATTTCTATAACTTAGGAGGAACGCGTATTACGTTGAAACGTGTTGGATTACGTGATAAAGATGACGTAACAGGAAAACGTAGCAGAGAAATGACGCCAATTCAATTCCAAACAAATGTAGTATTAAAATTAAATGGACTTCGAGGCGGATATGAACTAATGACAAGACCAGACTATGTTTGGATAATTACTGGAGATTTAAAAACTGATGCCAAGCGAGACGCCCGTAATCCTAAATCGGATCGTATAATTGCAAAATATTATTCAGTTGCAACATATGTTAAAACATCATTAATTCCAAAAACATTAACAACTACTTTGAAAGGATACATTAATAAGTTATCCGGAGGCGCATTAGTATTTAATTTAGAAGATGTTAATTTTAATGAATGGACACGCGAAATTAATATAGAACCAGTAACGTTAGCAAATGCTCCATATGTTACTGTAGCATATGGCGATGAAAGTCGTGTCGTACGAGAGTTATATGCATATTTTAATTTAGAATCATCATTATTTAACTATACAGTACAAAATAAATTTGGATGTGAATTAAAAGGAGCAATTCAACAATTTCAAACTGAAAACGGCCTTACTGTTACAGGAGATTATGATAATGCTACAATGAAATTTGCAACTAGTTTAAAGAAAAACATATATGTATTTAAGGATCAATTCGGTGTTAAACAATTTGTTGGACAATGTCAAATAGCAAATCGACAAGTAATTGATGTAGTTACTAATATAAAAGTTCCGGAAGGTGGATTTAAATTTAAAGAAACTGCTAATAATAATGAATTTTATAAAGTTCAGGCTGCAATGATTAAATTTCTTAATGATGCCTTTGTTAGCTTACCAACAAATACTAATAATAAAAAAACAAATACTAATAATAAGAAAATGAAAGATGCGTTATCTTTATTAGAAACAGCATTAACTAATCAAGATAATCGTGGAGATTATGGTGAAGCAACACAAGCAGTAGTAGGTATATGCAAAAATATATTAATAAACGGTTTAAAAATTTCGTTAACGAATACTACTAATAACTTTGTTGATCAACAATTTGTAGATGAATTAACTAAGAAAAGACAATTGTAATATGAAACTATTTGAACAAATTGATTGGAATGCTGTAAGTAATTCTGAGGATGTATTAGATGTACGTACTAACGTAGTTACAAAACCTAAGGATAAGCCCGTTGCTCCACCGGTAGTTAAACTAGATCCAAAAATACATAATGATGATACACAAACTACATTTGGAAAACAGTTAGCTGAGCATGGTGAGTTAATTGGCAAATTAATAATAAACGCAATTTATTTTAATAGAGAAATTGCAAAACAGGTAAAAACTTTAGATATCGATGAAAATGCAGTTTATCGTATTTGCACTAAACGGTTAAGCACAGCTATTAAAGCATGTTATGTCGATGTTATATTAAGATTAATATATCCAAATGCAACCATGCAAAAATTAATTGCTAGCAATAAAGATGCATATCAATATTTTTTTACTAGAAATTATTCAACTATAACATTAAAATCACAACAGTTTCAAGAAATTGACCCGGAAAATAGTAGCGGTTCGATTGTACGTGGTATTAATCAAATATTTAACAGTAATACTAGGCCCGGAAATTGGTTTGATTGGGATAGTAAACAAGGAATACAAGTACTTAATAATTTAACAGGCGGATCTGCAGCATTTAAATTAGCTAGTCCAGCAAACAATAAGTTTATATTAAATATGCAATTTACTGATTCGCAAATACACAAACGTGTTATGGCCATATGGCAAGAACAAATTAAACTGTTTAAAATTAAACCTAAAACAAAATAAATATAAACAACAAGTTATGGCTAAAAATCATTGGCATAGTGCAGGGAGCTCTACACGAGCTGAAGCATATAAATACGGTTATAAATCAGGTTTAGAACATACAGTTGCTGATCAAATAAAAAACACTGAATATGATTTGAATTACGAGACAGAAACATTAAATTACGTAGTTCCGGAACGTAAAGCAAAATATACACCTGATTTTATTTTTACAAAAAAAGATGGCAATATCATGTACATTGAAACTAAAGGACGATGGACTAGTATTGATCGACTTAAAATGAAACATGTTTTAGCTTCAAATCCGGGCATTGATATTCGCCTAGTATTTCAAACACCTACACAAAAAATTTCAAAAGGTAGCAAAACAACATATGAATCATATGCATTAAAGCTAGGAATTAAACATGTAGCAAAAAAAGATATTCCGGTGGAGTGGCTCACGGAATGTGTTAAAACAGGCGAATCTCCAAAACAAATTAAAACTTTTTTCTAATTAGGTTTGATTCGTAAAATATTTTTAATATATTCATGATAATTAATTTATTTAATTAATAGATTGATTCTTTTATTGAATCGATCGTTAGACCAGGAATGTAATGTATGTGTCTAACTAATATTATTTATATTATTATATTCAATTGGAAAAGAACTAATAATTCATTATATTATATATAATGAAGAATCTTAAGTTACTACAGTTACTAGAATCAGTATTAGGTAAAGGAAAATCTACTTCCGGAAATAACATTGCATTTTTCTCTCCTTTTATTTCTCACTACAAGCCAAAATTAGAAATTGATATTAATACTAATCATAACGGAGAAAATCCATGGCATTGTTGGATATCTGAAAAAAAAGGTCGAAGCATTGTTTCATTGTTTAAACAATTAAATTTATCAAAAGAAAAGTTTGAACAATTAGCCCGTATCATTGAAACTTCAAAGTATCGTAATCATGATACTGCAACAGAAAAAAGTGTTGCTATAGAATTACCGGACGATTATCGACCATTATGGATAAAAAAATTAACTCCTGATTATAGAAATGCAATTTATTATTTAGAATCGCGAGGAATTACTATTTTTGATATTATTAAATATCGAATTGGATATTGCGAAAATGGAGAATATTCTGGAAAAATTATTATTCCAAGTTATGATGGTAATGGTCAATTAAATTATTTTGTATCTAGAGCATTTTATAAGAATGACAAACAAAAACATAAAAATCCTAAAATATCAAAAGATATTATTGGGTTTGAACTGTTTATAAATTGGGCAGAACCTATTATACTTTGTGAAGGTTCATTTGATGCAATTTCTATTAAAAGAAATGCAATTCCATTATTTGGAAAAATAATACAACCCGCACTTCAAAAAAAAATTATTCAAGAGCGTGTACGAAACATTTATATATGTTTAGATGCAGATGCTTTAAAAAATGCACTTCAAATTGCTGAGCGATTTATGGGAGAAGGATTAAATGTATATTTCGTAGAATTAAAAAGTGAAGATGCATCAGAATTAGGATTTAAAAAAATTACAAATATATTAGCAGATATCGATGTTTTAACATTTGAACGATTAATGCAATTAAAAATGGGAATGATATGGGCATAAAAAAGATTGATATTGGTATTGATAAGATTGATAAAATTTTTCACGTATCAGATATTCATATCCGAACATTAAAACGACACAAAGAATATCGCGAAGTATTTCAAAACATGTTTGACCATATTAATTGTCACGCAACTAGAAATAGTATTGCAGTTGTCACCGGAGATATTGTGCACAGCAAATTAGATATGTCTCCAGAGCTAATTCAGATGCTAGTAGAATTTTTTAATGGATTTACAATTCCTACAATTGTTATTCTAGGAAACCATGACATGAATTTGAATAATATGCAGCGAATTGATGCTGTTAGTCCTATTCTAGATGTTATCAATAATAAAAATATCATCTTTATTAAAGATAATGGATTGTTTGAATGCGGCGGAATTACATGGAATCATATGGCGGTTGATGTTGCACCAACTGAATATATTATGGCAAAAGACTTTGCTGCATCTTATAAAATTGCAATGCACCATGGCGCTGTAAA